TAAGTCTACGAAGAAACTTTCATAACACCTTTCATCAAATAGACTTTCGTCAATTGGATTTTTGAATAATCTCTTGAAATAAGTGAAATATTCATGCCCACTATCATAATTCATATTACCATTATGAGGGTTATTTCCTTCATAATAATTTTTTATGGTGTTTACCTTGATATATTCAGGGTCAGTCTCCTTTAATGCCCTCCATCCATTATTATCTGAATCCTCACTATCATTTACATTTGCAATTTTGTCAGAATAATAAGGATTATCAATAATAAAGTAATTGGTTAATCCTTCAGATGGTAAAGCATCGTCCAATATACAGAAAGTATCTATTGTATAGTATCCATCGGCATCACTTTGACACATAAACAAGTCTTTATTAGTTTCTTCATCTTTTTTGATATACGCTTTCACCTCAAATCCGCTTGGTTTATCTGATAGACTTGTTGAACCACTATCTCCATTTTTATCATATACAAATATATTATCTGTAAAGAATAAATCATCACCAACTTTTATATACTCATCGTTTTTAGTAAATAAAATATATCTAGATGGCTTGCCATTATCTCCGCTATATTCATATTTAATTGGATATACTTTACCATTAATCAATGCGACATCTTTTTCAATATACGAAACATAATATATTTCTCCATATTTAAGATTTTCCATAGGGGTCGATACTAGTTCAGCAACATTATCTACCCTTTTAATATTTCTAACAGTTTCCTTGTATATTGGGTGGTTGTCAATCAATGAACCATCATCTTCAGTTTTACCACTTTCCTCATAGCATGTATATGCAATATTATCATTTACATCAAATTGGAAATTATATCTAGTTCCACCACTATGTTCTACAGTTTTAGCTAACCAACCGCCATCCATTTGGAAATAAGGGTTTCCGTCTAACTGTTCGTCTTTATTAAAGTTAGGATATAAATATCTTCTTAATACCACCTCATTTGTCTCAGCAACTCTAAAAGCTTCATTATAATCACCTGTTACTTGTTGCGGTTCGCATGTTGTTAACTTGTCAACTTTTATATAAGGTGCAGTTGCTGACAAATACTCATATCTATAAGATACTGGTAATCCTTGATATGATATATAATTTGGTTGTGCCCCATACTTTGTATAGTTAGATGTTGACCTATAATCATATACTATTGATTTTGTAGAATTAATCCAATCAATGCGATACATCTGATGTATTGCATCCCATTTCTCTTCAATACGTCCTGTGAAAGACGAATATTCCGTTATCTCATAGTCTGGTTCTAGTCCTTCACAATCTTTCCTATATTTAGGCATACTATCAACCCATTTTTTGCTACGTAAGCCAAACATGCCTAAAATCATTTCAATACCTTCAACTGTACCTTTATGACGCCAGATATATGGAGAATTAATTGCCATTCTACGCATAAACTCATTATTAGCATCTAGATATGTATATGACTTTTCATTAGAATATGATTTAATTCTGTTTTTAATACTAGATGTTCCTTTGCTACATGGGTCAACATATGTATTTCCAATCCCTTCAGCAGATATAAAATAATATGGAGAACAACTATATTGGCAAGTTTGTATGCTGCTGCCACCATTATCACAGCAACTTATAAAATACCCTTCAGGATAATCTAACAACTCTTTTCTATATGGTGTAACTTCTGTCTTAGCATTTTGAATAAAGTGTCTAATAAACTTAGTGTTTGAATCACCACTTAATTGGAATTGTTCATCATCGTAATTTGATATTACAATCTTATTACCATATACATCTTTTTTATAATTTCCATATTCGTCAATTTCAAACTCCTTGAGGTCATAAGGATATATTAGACACACATCCCAACCATCATTTTCTACCTCATCAATCAAGAAATAATCAGGTATGTTGCTTCTTTCATCATATGTTATCCTATCATTATTTTTAATGTTGTTTATATATGATAAAATCTCATCAAACTCTCTAGCAAAAACCCTCAATGCTTTCTGCATTTTTTCACCACCATGAACAAATTCTTGTTCATCACCATAAGTAAATTCACGAGTATATGTCCAGTCAAAGTTTTTAATCGCTTCATGCGTCATTGACCTATATAGGTTATCCGTGAAATATTCATCGTAATAAGCACCTATTTCAGCTAACCTACTAGTGTAATCATTGAATCCAAATGAAGTAGCATCTATATTATATCCACCATAAGACGTAGGGAAGATAAACTCTTCCATTTCTCTATAATAGCCCCTTTCATTATCATGTATAACTGAAAACACTGACTTATATTTAGGGGTTGTATTTCTGTTTAAAATTAACTTTTCAAAATTGTCACATTCATTATAGAATTCAGATAAAATGTTTTGTGATGGTCTTATGTGTTTTCCAAATGAAGTTATATCATTAGACAAATATATTACCTCATTTCCATCGCCAACCCAAGCTTCTATTTTAATACTGCCATTTATCTTAATTTCTGCGACCTTTTTACCAAGACAGAATTTTTCTTCTGTAGGAGTACTTTCCCAAGAAGTAATTGGTGTGCCATTTTCATTGTCCCCATCAATTATTTCATAGTTTTTAAATCCATCTTCAGCAAAATATTTCAATGCCTTTGCGTCAGCTGGTTTTTTCAAAGAGTGTATATCAATTCCAAATGGATTCGATACAATTGTATAATCATTACCTCCAAGTATTACACTTTCCTCAACTTTTTCAAAGTCTGACGTAACACCACTAGTATAATATGCATTTATTGGCGTTTTGTTATTAGATTCATCTAATTCATATGCAACATATAGCTCCCCTGGAAATCTAGTCAATACGTCATTGATTGATGCACGGAACATTTCAGTCAAAGAACCATAATATACGAAATCACAAAAATCATAATAATCTTGCTTTAGTACTATTTTAACATCATTCTGGTCTTCAAACTCGCTAGTCATACCACTAATTGTCTCAAGAGTCCAAGTATCACCACTTTCGTTTTCCTTCCATTTTGTCTTATTATACTGGTTAGCAACCTTACCATCATTTCTTACTGTAATGATAAAATTACCACTCTTGTATATTGGAACTTGACCAGGTGAGAACTGGTTGACACCTCCAATAGTGGTAATGTCACGTTCCCATATTGTACCGTCTGAAATAGTCTGATGATTCTTTTTCAGAACATAATTTGAATGTGATTTTATAAAAGCCATGTTCTTTTATTCTATTTTGTCATTAATTGTTTGACTGAAATCAATACTGTTTTTCTTATTCTGTTTAACCTCATAAACTGGATTACCAGTGTATTGGTCTTTAAGCGTAAAGTGCTCTGCTTGATGATAAATCTCGTTCTCGTTGTTAAATGTTGTAACAAGACCATTGTCCAAATCTCTCAACTGGCTATTCTCTAGCATGTAGCTGATTGTATCAGCATCATGTGTTGTAAGTTCAATGTCAAGTTGTATAGGCTCAAAGAAAGTGTTTACCAACAATATCTTCTGAGTTGGTTTGCCTATATATGGAAGAGCATTTTCCTTAAATGTAGGCGCTGATGAAGGCGATACGGTAACAAATATCAAGCTAGAACTATCCTCATAACGATATGTATACGATTTATCACTAGAGCTATTAGGTGCTTGAACTACTGGCTCGCATTTATTATTAGATGTAATGATTCTGTAATAGTCTTCTCTATTACCATTCTCATCTAAATAAATCACTCTATACCCAACAAGTTCATTATTTTTTCTAGCCTTTGTACTAATACTTGCGTTTTGTATTTGTGTTGTATCTAAAACCAATCCCCTAACATTAGGAAATGCCGTTAGATTACCAACATCAGTAATAATAGCCTCAATTTCTTTTGGCTTAATAAAAACCGTATAGAACCCTTTCTTATTAAACTCACCAAGAGGCAATTGAAGGTTGTACATACCCTCAATATATTCATCTACATCAGTATCTTCTTGTTCTCTTTTTGCTTGAGTTAAAATACTTGAATCTAAGTGTTTGAATTTACCGCTTGAAAGAGAATCATAGCTTCTTGTCTCATGATATACAAAAGAAATATCCACCAAATTAGGTATATCGACATTAGCTATATGGATAGGAATTACAGTGCCATATGCTCCGATACTCATAATATTTTGTTTTATTATTTAATTTATTATTTTCCTCAACTTTCCATTATTTTAAAAAAATTTAAACCATATTGTTCCAAAGCCTCTAGGCTTGTAACTTCACCAAGCTTTAAATGCTTCTCAAAAGCAGCATTTATTCCTCTGTCTATATAAATATCTGAGTCCACATTTTCTATGCTAGAAACACCAAATCTATATTCCTCCCTATATGTTGGGAATACTTGTAAATTATTGTGTGTTGCCATTTCCTCTGGATACTTCTCTCCAAATGTATCACCATTGCCACTGAATATATTGATTTCAAATTTAAAATCTGCTATAGGCACTGAATATTCAGTCTTATATTGTGACTCATCAACCCTTGTTAGGTCTTGTGTAAGAACGTAAACATAAATTGGATAACTTACACTGTGATTACATGGTTTTTTTCTTTTTGACGGTAATATTGAATCCTCATCTTTTGGCTTTTTGAGGTAATACTCCCAGTTTGTTTTGACAAACCTTACTGTTTCTGTGTATTCTACTCCGTAGTTACTATAATAGTGATATTGCTCATCAGAAACATCTTTACTTGTTTTGTGTTTATCATCTCTAGCTTTTGATGCTAAATTATATTCTTTACCTTCTTTTCTAGATAATGTAGCACCAACATAGTATGTAATGTCACAGTATATATCATCATACATGTATTTGGTTTTACCACTTTCTTCTAATGTGTCTTTAACTTCAGTTGCCAATTGAATTGCCTTTAAAGATGTGTAACCTGAAGGTATGCTATATTTTTCAGAACTATTATAGTTATATATATATTTAACATCATCACTACCCAACTCAACATATCTTACTGTATCATTAACGATATTACCTTCATAGTCTTTATAATAGAATGTCATTTTTGTAATAATATCACCAACAAAATAGTTTCTAAAATCGCTCTGTTTATTTTTTGCCTTGGCGGTTATAACCCCATCCATATCGTCACTTGTTTGACTGAATCTTTGTATATTAGCCGTATTTCCTACTTGATAAATTAATTCTAGCTCAGTTCCTTGCGGTGGTTGATGAGCAGTTGCGCCACTAGTACCAACAGTCCTTACATCATATATACCTTCAATGGTGTTACCAATGTCATCTGTCAATACATTATATAATCTAATATCTGAAAGTTTAGACACAGTTTTACCTGTTATTTCATCAACACTATATATTGTGAATATACTGTGTTCATCATCTAGTATTGGCTCTATTTTTATTATATTATTATTGTCCTCAACCATACAACTTGGAGTTCCATAACCTTCTAATGCATAGTCCTCTAAACCACCGATAACAGACTCGTCATTATAAAACTTCACATCACCATTTATACAATACAAAGTATATCCATATTCATCAACAGTATATCCATTTACTTTATAATATTCGTTTCCATCAATTTCGTAAGAATCTTGAATTACATTGCCTAAATTATATACTTTTCCATGATATTCTATGTAATAAATCTGTTTTGACCTTTTATACCTTTCAAATTGCATATAGTTTTCAATATTGAAAAGCTTTCCACTACATTTTTCTACAAAACTAGCATCCTCAGATAGAAAGAATGGAAAGTAGAACACCCCATTATCTTTTGCAAGGTAGAAATCAGCAAATATTTTCTTTCCGTTTACAAATGTATATGGCGTATCAGTTACATCTTCTCTAAAAACCAAATAAGTGTTATCCTTCAAATATATATTGTTTTGGTCATATTTTCCGAATTCAGCCTCCTTTATTTCATATAACACGCCATCAATTAAAATCCAACCATTTTCACACGTTGTTAATGGATAAATTTTTGTAAGTTTTTTCTTTATCTCATTTTTGGCATTATCTATTGAACCAGTTCCTGTATGCTTTACATTGTTTTCATCATAAGTATAATATGTTACATTCGTGAAGAACTCATCTTTGTTATCATTAATATATTTTTCAGTATAAGAAACCCATGCACCATGTTTTATGTTTCTTCCACCGCATTTAGGACAAATTTCGGAAAATACACCTTCATATCCACAAGTCATACATGATGAAGCATATTTATCCATATATTCAGGATTAAAACTGAATCCTAAACTATCCCCACTAAGATACATAGAGTTACCATCCATAGTTACCACAGTTCCGCTATGTGTATTTGCGCTATCTCCATAATGTGCAACCCTATAGTCTTTTCCAAGCTCATAGTCTGTAGAAAATATACTAAATTCTCCCATATCATCAATAGATAACTGTAGCTCAGTTGGTAAAATGATAGTAGGCATCGAGCAAGAATTACTTATAGACGTAAGAATGTTTCTTTGAACTTGGTTATACCAAGCTTTCATTTTTTCATATATTCTATCACCACCACGACCAAAATACTCTTCGCAATCAGTGCAACTAGTAACACTTGCTGCACTACAATCCCAAAGTTCAGTTATTCCACTTTCCAAATGAAAATTTGCTTCAATTTCATAATATAACGATTCTCTATCGTTAAACCATTTTAGCCACTTAATAACATCAGGGTAAAACAACACGTCTTTTTTCCAATAATCTTTATAAGTCATTGGAATTGTGAAAGATGGAACAACATTATCACATATCCATTTAAAAAAACCAATATCATAGACATCAGTCATTGTCATTCTATCACCATCAAATTCATCGTGCGCTGATGTAGGGGCCATAGTAGAATATCTTCCAGTGTCTTTATTATAAATCTGAACTTCAACTCTACCTCCTTTATTGGCAAATTCCTCATCCAAATCAAGATATGTTTGCTTATCATTACCATATATCATCTGGTCAGCATACTTTGTCAATGACTCATAATTATAATAATCTTCAGCACTAGTATAAATCCTATTGCAATGGCTATATTGCTTAAGCAAGTTGTAATATTCTGTAAAGAAATAATACCACTTACTTAAATTCTCAAATGATAAAATAAATTCGCATGATTCATTAACCGAATATTCGCCACTAGTATGACTAGAATATGGTGTTGGAGATACCACTATATTAACTGGCACCATACCCCAATTGCTAGTATATGCCCAATCTCTTTCTTTTAAATGAGCATCATCAAAGAAATACAGCTTATTATCCAAATAAGCTGGCCATACACTAGGCAACCTAGATGTCATCGGCTCTAAAGATATTTGTTTTTGAATTATTCTCATTCCGTTTCTATGTTAAATGCATTTTTATTAAATTGCTTTTGGTTAACGTTTATAATTGCCCTCTCTTGCAAGTTTCGCTTGATGTCATCAAGTTCTTTTGTCGTTGGTGTTGTTTTCTCATTTGCAATTTTCATTTCAAACAAATTGAGATTTATTGTTCCGCTACTATCTTGTTCAACATATCTACTATCAAATACATAACCATATTCTTCTTTTTCAAAGTCATATACCGCATATAATGGTATATATCCTTGGGCATATACATATGAAAGTGGAATTCCTTTTTTCAATTCATCTAAATCATTTAACTCAGTTATTGAGTTGGCTGACGTTGATGACATCATTAACGCATGTTCAGGGTACATCTTGTTATATCCTGTTTTTCCGCTATCTGTCGTATTTCCACTCCAATGCATTGGAATAATGAAAGGTATCATCTTACCAATTCCTGCGTGGTTAAATTCAATTTTCATATAAATAGGTTTTGGGTGAAGTTTTTCAGCATATTCCCTAAATATATAAGCATAAAATCCTTCTGAAGAAGTATCAGTCACATATTTGTTATCTACCTCTAATCTAGAACTTATTCTATGGGATTCATTTATAATTATATTATAAGAATGAGCACTAGGTGTTGAATATAGACAGCCATTTTTATCAAACTCTTTTATGTTATCTTTTCTTTCACCTAAATATTCAGCATTTACTGATATTTTATTAAGCTTGATGAGTTTAGTAACATCAGTTTTACTACTGCTACTATCTGTTTTTAGGTAATCATAATTAATAAATCCTGAAGATATTGTATCATATTTTGGTTCAGTAACCATACCAAATTCATATAGATTTTTCCTAGAATTGTCAATATATTTTTTGAACAATTTATGTTCATCAACAAATATACAAGAAGTTGCTAGCAATGACTGTGTTTGTGGGCCAGTGCTATCATAGAATGATACTCTTGCAAATGATTTACCCACTTTTGACCTTTGATAATATATATCATCATTTGTAAAGTACAATAACCCCATTAAGTCTGATGTCTCTTGAAGAATATTAACTCTATCTTTCCACTCCTTATGAGACATTCTGTTTTCGTTACTACCTCCTTTTTGGGGTAACTTATTATACAATATGTCTCTATATGGGTAAAAATCAGTTATAAACCAGTTATCAACACTTTGGTTAGCTGTATCTGCGCTGTAATTTAATTGATTATATCCATCATTAACTTTCCATGATTCCAAATTTCTAGTTCTAAAATGGAAATTAAGATTTATCTTATATATTGGTTTAAATATAGTTCTAGAACCTTGATATTTACCACCCCTTTTTATTGTTCCATCATTGTCATAATACCCATAAATGAATTTTGGTGTATATATGTCCTTTTCCATATCAACAATTGGATTAATTGCTTTTTTCTTTTGGTCTTCGAAAAAGTCTCTAGTAACAATATCGTCTTGTTGTATGTTATCAGCAACATTCATATTCAAAGACAATGGTATGTGTATATATCCGCTATCTACATATATTTTAAGGTCTTTGAACAAATCATAAAAATCGCTACTTGACTTAGGTGTTTCTGAGCTTCTAAATGCCAAGTCTTCAGTTATTTCTTCCTCTCCTAGTACTTTATTTTTAACTTGTAAGTCAAATGTACTCTGTTTTTCAACCACATCCCTACAAATTTCCTCAGAAATGAATCTGTCAAAATCATCAGTAAAATCAGTGGTATTTATAAACGGCTCACATATGTATAGTGAATTACCGATAATTTCTGTTATTATGAATGTATATCTATTTGGTAAATCTATATATGAATATAATAACTTAATAACTTCACCAGTTTTGTTGTCTCTAATTGATTCATCTAATATTATATACTTTTTTCCATTTATGATGATACCATCGTATTGTTTTATAGGATATGTTGCATCAACTGCTGGGCGTACTCCTTCAGACAATGCGCTTGTATCTCCACTCATTATTCTTCCATAGCGTTTAAGTTCTCCTTGATGATACTCACCACCATTAACAGACTTTATTTTCATAGGAACTCTCTCATCACCTATAAGAACCATACAATCGGCACTAGCTGTTTTTCCACTAACGTAATCATAATCTATATCGTATTCATTATTATTAATAACAACTTTATCACAAATGTTTTTTTGAACCAAATATTTTTTACCGTTAAAGAATACGAAATTTTCATCATTTTTTGCATTATAATCTTTACTGTTATAAACCAATGACTTATGTTCTTCATTACTAGTATCAATAAGTTCAACTTTCTCGCCTACCTTCAAAGGAGAATATATGTTATTCATATTGATGGCAATTTCGTTTCCACTGTTTGCATTCACCATGTCGTATTCCACTTTGAAATATGCATCATCTTCTTTAACATATACAAATGCAATTGTTTTTTTCAACTCATCCAATAGCTTTACACCATGCAAGTCATAATGTTCATTATCAATTTTATTTCCTTTTTCTTTTGATTTTTCATAGTTGTCTTGTGGGTTTCCATCTCCACTATCATATGTAAAATAAACATCATATTCTTCAGGCTTTAGATTGTATTCAATTCTTTCGTCATCCAATGTTCCACCACTAACAACATACAATGGAATCTCACATACAAACTTATATGAGTTTTCACCTGTAATGTTTCGTTTAATTTGGCAATAATGGTTTTTATACTTTATATAATAATAGTATTTACAAAAAGAAATTTTACTAAACTTTTCTGTAATTTCTCGTTGTTTAGTTAAAGAAAATTTAGTAACTTTTTTATATTTTTTTGATTGTTTCTCTGGATGGTATTCGATGCTACTACATTTAGTTATGCTAGATGCGTTTAATGCGTTTCCATTATCACCAAATTTGAGTATACCATTTTCACCCTCATCTTTATCGTAAATGTACTCATTTCCATCAATATATACTTTTCCATCCTCAATCCAATAAACAGTATCAACCATTATATAGTTTCCAGATGGTGTTGCTTCAATATATTCAGATATTTTGTCAGTTCTACTTTCATTATAATTAAGAAGGTTATCAATATAGAACTTCCCATTATTTTCGTAAAAATATTTTCCATTTATTTTTACATAATTATATTCTATTTTTTCACCGCCTCTATTAACAGAATAATCATATGTAGAACCACTATATATTTTATATTTTTTTTGTTTGGCAACAACGAATCCTTGTCTAATTACATCATGAGCTTCTACAGATAATAAACTATCTGAATTAACTATAGAACTCTTAGTTGGTAATGCCTTAAACTTCTCAAGATGATAGGCAGTATCTGTCACACCGCTAATAAATGAAAGGTCAGGGGCAAGATATTTCTCGCTCCATTCCAACTCACGCTGTTTGAAATTATCTTTACCTAATTTAACTTTGTATCTTAACATTCTATATCAGCTTCTTTAACATAATTATCTTCTTGTATAATATCAACTGAAGCTCCGTCTACATCATCATCTGAATATAGCCAGTATTCATCGTGTGGGTCTTGCCTTCTAACATAGATGTCAAATCTTTTGTTTATATAGAAAGCACCATTTGTATATGGATATTCCTCAACAGAATCATCACTCTTATTAAATCCATTATTTAATATGTTACGCCAGATTACCCTACATGTTCCATCCTTTAATACCTTTGCGTAGCTAGGGCATCCTAGGTTATCCATTTTGAACAATTTATAGTTATACAACTCTACTTTACCATTCAAATAATCAATAATTGCTGGCTTATCTGTTTTTCCATCAAAAACATTACAAGTGAATACCCTATAGTTATCGTTTCTTCCACTAATTGCAACTAGATTGTAATACTTATCTTGAAGGCTATCATATAGTATTGCTTTATCGCCAACACTAAGGAAATGCTGCTCTAATGTAGTAAACTGATATACATTATATTTTTCTTCATCTTTTTTT